CTGGCTTGATGAGGTGGATACTGATGGGTCGGTTGAATGGGGGCGTGAATGAGCGAAGAGAGAATCGAACGCACCCAGCTTGACCGCATCGAGAAAAGTCTTGAGCACGTCGATTCCCGCGTCGGGCAAGTTCTGGAACGTATGGCCCGCGTAGAAGAGCGTCAGGATAATCTTGGCGCCATGGTAGAGAGCCACCGTATCAAGCTGGACGCCCATGAAAACCGCCTCAGCGCTGCCGAACTGCATCAAGCCGTTCAAGAGCGCACTCAATCGAGTGATGCGCAGCGCAGTGATGGACGGTGGTCTGGTGTGGGTGCTGTTGGGCTGATCCTGATGGGTGGGCTGCTCAGCTTTATCGCCTACCTCGTCATTCAGTATATGGAAAACTTATGAACCTCGTCACTAAAGCCCTAAGCGCTATCACTGGCCCGCTATTTGGTGTGATTGATAAGGCGGTGACGGATAAAGACGAGGCCAACCGCCTGAAGTCAGAAATCAAGTCACAACTGATTGACTCAAAAGACAGCATTGTAAAAGCCCAGATGCAAGTGATTCTGGCTGAGGCGCAGGGCGAAAGCTGGGCACAGCGTAATTGGCGTCCGGTATTGATGCTGGTGATCGTTGCCATCATCGGCAACAACTACTTGATTGCGCCATATCTTGGCGCCATGTTCGGCGTCGGCCTTCAGCTAGAGCTGCCTGATCGCATGTGGGACCTGATGACGATTGGCGTTGGCGGCTACGTGGCTGGCCGGTCTATTGAAAAGGGTGTGCGCAACTGGAGGGGCGATAAGCAAGGTGGTCTGTATAACGAAGTAGAAACGAAACGATAAGCAAGCGCCTTGGTGTATATCCCAACCAATATCGCGGACGTGCCAAACAGGCCAGGGCGCTTACTTATACTCGCTGTGAAGCGACACGCCACGCTGTGAAGCGTTGTACCGAACACCCAGCGGAGAGGTGAGGAGGTGATCCTCGATCTGCGTACCGCGCAACGCTACGCGGTAGGTCATGCTGTGAAGCACTGCCGACAACCCGCCGCACGCTGTGAAGCGTCCGGCCCCTACACTATGAGGGCGCTGCTTGAGAGAGCGGCGTTTTTTTATGGCTAAGATACCCGATTGGGAGAGCATTGAAGCCGCCTATCGGGCTGGCTTATTGCCACTACGCGCTATTGCCGATAAATACGGCACGAAGGAAGGAACGATACGCAGCCGAGCAAAAAAATACGGCTGGCACCGCGACCTTTCAAGGCAAGTTAAGAGTGCTGCAAAACAGAAGCTATCACGCACGACTTCACGCAAAGGCGTCACGCAAGCGGATGCGCGAAACGATGACGAGATAGTTGATGAAGTTTCAGACGAGATCACCCAAGTAGTCGTTGGTCATCGCAAGCAGATCACTGAATGGAAAGGCATTGCCACAAAGCTGGCCGTCACGCTGAGCGAGATGAATGTAGACGAGTCGAACCACAATGAGTTTGCTCGAAGCCTTAACTCTGGTGTGGATGCTTTAGGTAAGTGCATCAAGCTAGAGCGCCAGGCTTACTCGATGGACGACGACGACAAAGCCGACGAACCAGCAGAGCGCAGCCTGACCGACGACGAGCTTGAAGCCCGCATTGCTGAGCTGAGCAAGAAGGTGGGCGGTGAGCAGTGATAACCGTGCCGCGCAACTCGCGCTACTCAAAGCGCTTGAGGAAAAGGCGAGGCGGAAACGCTACAACCTAATCCGCGACATCTTCCCCGACGAAGGCCCGTACCGGCGTGAGCTGTACGTTAAACACATGGAGTTTTTTCGCGCAGGCCGCGAGCACAAAGAGCGGCTATTCATGGCAGGCAACCGCGTCGGCAAGACAGTCGCAGGTGGTGGCGAGCTAACGTATCACTTAACTGGCGAGTATCCCGACTGGTGGGATGGCCGCACGTTCAATAAGCCGATCAATGCCTTGGCTGCTGGCGACACCTCGCAGACAACCCGCGACATTATCCAGGCTAAGCTGCTTGGCGGTCTATGGGATACACCGGAGTTCGGCAGTGGCCTGATCCCCCGCGACAAGCTGGGCAAGCCGACACCAGCACGCGGCGTTGCCAACCTTTACGAAGAGATCAACGTCAGCCATGCCAGCGGTGGCACCAGCCGATTGATGCTGCGCAGCTATGACCAAGGGCGCCGTATCTTCCAGGGCACCGAGCAGGACGTGGTGTGGCTGGATGAAGAAGTGCCCAAAGACGTGTACGACGAAGCCCTGATCAGGACGATGACCACACGCGGCATTGTGATGATGACGTTTACCCCGCTATCCGGCTTGACGGAACTGGTCGTCAGCTTTCTTGAATCCAAACATGAGCAGGAGCCGGTATGACAGACCCCATCCAAGGCGACTACCTGGCGGGCAGCGTCAGCGCCAAGTACCAGAACCGCACGACGGCCACAGCCAAGCGTATTGCCGACATGGTGCGAGAGCGCGGCATTGAGGGCGGCATGCTGTCAGTCAAAGTAGCGCGGCAGGTAGACCCTACGCTAAGCACTGGTGACACGCTGACGATTGCAGGGGCGCAGTTCATGGTGATGGCACAGTGAGCCGTTACGTCGTACAAGCTGGATGGAGTAACGCGCCCCACCTCAAGCAAGAGGACATAGACGATATGGCCAAGGGTATCAGCCCCCACCAGCTGGAAGCGCGCATGAATGGCACGCCCACGCTGGGTAGTGGTGCCATCTACCCGGTGCCGGAAGAAGATATTGTCTGCGACCCGTTTCAGATTCCCGGCTGGTGGCCGCGTATCTATGGCCTCGACGTTGGCTGGAAGAAAACCGCCGCCGTCTGGGGTGCGCTCGACCGTGATACCGACGTGCTTTATCTGTACTCGGAGCATTACCGGGGGCAGGCTGAGGCCGCTGTACATGCGAAAGCCATCAGGATGCGCGGTGAGTGGATACCCGGCGTGATTGATACCGCAGCGCGTGGGCGTAGTCAGGTTGATGGGCGTTCGTTGTGGTCGCTGTACGAAGACGAGGGCTTACACCTAATCAAAGCCAACAAGGCGGTAGAGTCGGGCTTGATGCAGGTACTAGAGCGGCTAAGCACCGGGCGTATCAAGATATTCAGCACGCTACAGCACACGCTGGGCGAGTTCCGGATTTATCGGCGCGACGAAAAGGGCAAGATTGTAAAAGAAAACGATCATTGTCTCGATGGAATTAGGTACATGGTGATGGGCTTACATAACGCCACCACCAAACCCATACAGCAAATAGGCGCTGGCTCACAACCCGGCGACACCACGGCAGGATACTGATATGCGAGACAATCCGACTGCCGTGATGGCAGACGAGCAAGACCCTACTGACGATATGGACGCTGAAGAGCGTGAAGCGCTCAAGCAGCAACAGGAAGAAGAGCTCAACGTGCTGGGCAGTAAGCTATACGGCTTGGCACACGATCAAGTAGCGGCGCGCCAACAGATTGAAACCCGGTGGCTCGCTGATCTACGCCAGTACAACGGCAAGTACAACGGCGACGAACTGGACCGCATGCAGCGCAAGGGCGGCAGTTCGGTCTACGTCAATATTACCCGCAACAAGACACGCGCCGCGATTGCTCGCTTGAGCGATATGCTGCTACCTAACGACGATACCAACTTCGGCATCAAGTCCACGCCCGTACCTGCAACAAGCAAAGTGCAGGGAATGATGCAGGCGGACATGCAGCAGCCCGGCCAATCGCCAGATATGCAACAAAGCATGGCACCCGAACAACAGAACCAGCAGCCGCAAGCTATGCCACAAGAAGGCATGCAGCAGCAGGGTATGCAGCCACAACAACAGCCTGAGCCAGAGATAGACGAGCAGGCCAAGGTCGATGAAGCTGCAAGGGAGATGCAGCAGCAGATAGAGGACGACTTCGCAGAGTCACGCTACAACGCTCATACCCGCGACGTGATTCAAGATGCCTGCATACTCGGCACTGGCATTCTCAAAGGCCCGAGTATTGTTAATCGCACTCGCCGCGCATGGATGACCGACCCGCAGACAGGGCAATCATTCGTTGAGGTGCAGGAAGAGTTCCGGCCCGCTGTTGAGCGCGTTGATCCGTGGGATTACTTCCCGGATATGTCAGCCGCGAACATGCGCGAAGCTGAGTTTGTGTTTGAACGCAAGCTACTCAACCGCAAGCAGCTGCGCGAGCTTGCCGACCTACCCGGTGTGATGAAAGATCAGTTACGTCAGGCACTGCAAGACGATGACGCCCGGCACGTTGCACAGGACAGACGCGACGAACTGCGCGCTATCACCGGCGTCGATACTGTCACCAACGATAAGCGTTATGAAGTCTGGGAATACTGGGGGCCACTCGACAAAGAAGAGTTGGATGCCTGTGGCTGTGAAACCGACGATGACCCGCTGGTGGAATACACTGGCTGCGTGTTGATGGTAGGCAGCCACGTTATCAAAGCGGCAATGAACCCGCTGGAATCCGGGCAGCTACCCTACAGCATATTCAACTGGGAAGAGGACGGCGCGAGCATCTTCGGCTTTGGCGTGCCTTACCTCATGCGTCAGCCGCAAAAGGTCGTCAACGCCGCATGGCGCATGATGATGGATAACGCTGGGTTATCCGCAGGCCCGCAAATTGTCGTCAACAAGCGCGCAGTACAGCCGAAAGACGGTGACTGGACGATACGCAGCAATAAGGTGTGGGAGTACACCGGAGACGCGCCGATAGACCAGGCGTTCCTTAGCGTACAGATACAGAACAACCAGGGCGATCTAGCTTCTATCTTCGAGATGGCACAGCAGTTGGCCGACACTGAAACCAATCTGCCTATCCTGCTACAGGGTGAGGGCGTCAGTGGTGGACCGGGAGCGAATACAGCAACCGGTATGCAGATGCTGATGAACAACAGCAACATCGTGTTGCGCTCAGCCGTCAAGAACTTCGATGACGGTATTAGCACGCCCACGGTTAAGCGCTTCTACGATTTTCACATGGAGTACACCGACCGGCCAGAGATCAAGGGCGACTTTGATGTAGTGGCCAAGGGTACGAGTGTGCTGATTGCCCGCGAAGAGCAGCAGGAAAAGCTGATGATGCTGGCTCAGGTGGCCGCGAATAACCCGATCTTTGCCGAGCTAACCAACTGGGAAGGACTGTACAAGGAAATACTGCGCACGCTGCAAGTGCCGGTGGATACCGTGACGTACAGCGAGGAAGAGATTGCGCAGAAACAGCAAGGCCAGCAGGAAGAAGGCCCGCCACCCGAAATGCAGGTGAAGATGCAGGAATTGCAGCTGAAGCAGCAAGAGTTGCAGCTGAAAGCCCAGCAATGGCAACAGGAAGCGCAAATGAGCCAGCAGGAAGCGCAACTGAAAGCGCAGCAACAGCAGTTTGACCAGCAGTACAAGGCCGCGCAGCTGCAAAGCGATCAGGAAATGAAGCGTACCGAACTGGCACTCAAGGAAGGGTTGACACTGACGCAACTTGAGCAGAAGGCGGGGCTTGAGTCGCAGAAGCTGGAATTGGAAATGCGTAAGACAAGCGCCCAACTGCAGAACCAACGCGATGTGAAAGCCGCCGAGCTGACCGAAAAGCAGAATGACCGCTTGGCCCGCCGTGACAACATGGCGCAAGGATACGACTCCTATGGCTGATATTGATACGCATACGCTGACGTGGCAAGCCGTCGAAGTCTGGTTGAATGAGCGCCGACAGCAGTGCATCGAGTCGTTAATCAACGGCACCCAAGCAGACGACAAGCTACGCGGCGAGATTCGCGTGATTGATGACTTGCTAACAGACGCCAGCGACGAGTCACCGCCAGACATAACCCCCTTTACCGACTATTAACCCGCCATCGAGCGGGTTTTTTATTGCCTGACATTCAGGCTCAACCGCGTCGTGAGACGCCATAGCCGTTCGGGAGAACCGCTACATGACCACGGAAAACCAGCCGCTCAACAAAGAGCCGCAGGATACCGACGATTCAAACGACTTTGATAGCGCGTTTGACGAGTATTCCAAGTCCACCACTGACCCGGAAAACCGCGACGAATACCACCGCGATGACGAACCGGGTGATGACGCACCCCCGCCAGAGCCGGACATTAACGACCGACTCAGCACGCTTGAGACAGAAAACCAGAAGCTCAAGCACAGCGAGGCGTCACAGCGTGGACGGTTAGGCGCCTATCAACGCCAGATCAATGAATTGCAGGCGCAGTTGCAGCAGACGCAGCAGCAGCGCCCAAAGGATGCCGAGGGAAAGCCACAAAACGACGACCAGCGCCGCGACGAAGCCGCACAAGAGCTAGGCAGCGATGACTGGGAGACGTTTAAAGAGGACTTCCCCGATATGGCAAGGGCATTCGAGGCCCGGCTAAACGCTGACAAACAGCGACAAGCGCAACTCGAAACGCAGCTACAGCAGCTGCAAAGCACCGTGCAACCCATCCAGCAACAGGCCCATGAACAGCAGGTCCAGTCTGAGTATGCCCGCCTCGAAAGCCGGCATGAGGATTGGCGTGATGTGATCAATGCGCCTGAGTTTTCCACATGGTTGCAGTCACAGAACCCCAGTATCCAGCAACTTGCAGACAGCGACAGCGCCGATGACGCATCCGCGCTAATCGACTTCTACAAGGGCGTGGGCATGGGAGACAACAGCCGTGCAACTCAGCACGACAAGCGAAAAGACCGCTTGGCAAACGCTCAAACAGTGAGCCGCCGTGGGGCCGCTCAACAACGGGGAACGCCAGAGGATTTTGACGCTGCCTTTGAACACTACGCCGCCAAAAAAGCGCGGCAACGCTAACTCTCTTACCGTGAGGTAACACGCAATGGCTACAACCAAATACGGCGATATTTCCCAGCGTACCGCTGCTTACGCCGCCACCGAAATGCTGGCTCATGCCGAGCCTATCCTTGTGCTGTCCAAGTTCGGCCAGTCCAAGCCAATGCCCAAGAACGCCGCTGATACGGTCAAGTTCCGTCGCCCGGTGCCGTTCGCCATTCCTGCCACCCCGCTGACGGAAGGTGCTACACCGACCGCGCAACAGATGAACTACGAAGATGTTGAAGTTCAGATCAAGCAGTGGGGCGCATGGGTTGAGATCACTGATGTGGTCAACGACCTGGCGGAAGACCCGGTACTGTCTGACGCTTCCATGCTGTGCGGTGAGCAGGCAGCGGAAACCGTCGAGACACAAACTTGGGGCGCCATTCGAGGCGGCACTAATGTTGTGTACGCCAACGGCGCAAGTCGTGCTGCCGTCAACACAGCGATCAGCCTCAACAAGCAGCGTACCGTGACCCGCGCACTCAAGGCGCAGCGTGCCAAGAAAGTGACGCAGATGGTTGGTGGTTCGCCGAACTACAGCACTGAGCCAGTGGATGCCGCGTTCATCGCGTTTGCCCACACCGATCTTGAGGCCGACATTCGCGATATGACCGGCTTCGTGCCGACCGAGAAGTACGGCAGCATGAAGGCGCTACCGTATGAAATCGGCAAGGTCGAGGACGTGCGCTATGTGCTGTCTCCGGTGCTGGACAAGTTCATCGACGCAGGTGGTGCCGCAGGCAGCATGGTATCCTCTGGCGGAACAGCCGCTGACGTGTACCCCGTGGTCTACATTGCCAAGGAGTCTTACGGCCTGATCCCGTTAAAGGGTAAAAATGCCGTGACGCCGAAGGTGCTTAACCCGGATACCCCGCGTGGCGGTGATCCGCTCGGCCAGCGTGGCTCTGTTGGCTGGAAAACTTACTTTGTTGCCAAGATTTTGAACGAAGCATGGCTCGCACGCATGGAAGTAGCGGCCACCGAGCTGGCATAACGCCGATTGACCCACCGAAGCCCTGGCATCCGCCGGGGCTTTTTACTTTCCGCATACCGTGAGGTATCCGCATGACCGATTTAACCAAGATTGACCGCGCCGAGCTTGAGCAAACCGCTACTGACCTGGGTGTAAAGTTTCGCAGCGACGTGACTGATGACACGTTGCGCAAAAAGATCAGCGAGCAGCTGGGTGATACGTCAGCCCCTGCCCCTGCCGAGCCTGAACAGGCCAAGAAGTACGAGATCGTTATTCAGACCGACAGCCGCGACAAGCAGCCTGTACAAGTAGGAGTCAACGGCAAGATGTTTGTCATCAAGCGCGGCGAGAAAGTGGTTGTACCCGCGTCCGTGGTTGAGGTGCTGAACAACGCCGTGCGTTACGAATACGACCCCTCCGACATGGCGCGCACCGAAGTCCTGAGCTACCCGTTCCAGATCATCCGTACCGTGGAGTAAGCCATGACGTTCCTTGAGCTGTGCCAACGGCTACGCCAAGAAGTCGGCGCAGCCGGAACGGGGCCTGCCAACGTACAGGGCCAGTCAGGTGAATACGCCCGGCTAGTGTCATGGGTACAGACCGCATGGCAGGAAATCCAGCAGGAGCGTGATGATTGGCTGTTTAACTGGGCTGAAGGTGCCGTGGTGGTGGACGCTGCGTTCCGTGAGTATTCGCCACCGTCTGACTTTCTGCGCTGGGATGATCGAACAATTCGCGTCAGTAGTGACGAGCTGCGGTACTTGCCGTGGCACCACTTCCGCGACCGCTACCGCGATGACTCAGGCCATGACCGGCCAAGCCGCATCACCATCACACCAACGGGCAGCTTTAAGCTCGACACAACGCCAGAAGATAACGAGGAAATCACGTTTGAATACTGGCGCACACCGGAAACTCTAACAGAAAGCACCGACATTCCCCGCCTGCCTGCGCAGTACCACATGGTGATTGTGTATCGAGCGATGCAGCACTACGCGCTATACGAAAACGCCGAGGAAGTGCTGGCATCCAGTCGTGAAGCCGAGCGCCGCCTGATGCGTGACCTGATGCGCACGCAGCTACCGACCATTACGCTAGGGGAGTCGTTAGCATGACGCGACCCATCTACATTCCCCTTGGTGGTGGGCTGGACCTGATAACCCCGACACGCCAACTCAATCCCGGCGCAGCCCTGTCAGCGATTAACTACGAATGCCCGGTTACGGGTGGCTACCGTCGAATTGATGGCTATACGCAGTGGGGCGACCTGGTACCGGGTGATGGGCCGATACTGGGCGTGGCAGTATTTGATGACGATACCTATGCCGTGCGCAAGGATGCCGGAGTCAATAGCGCCACGCTGTACAGGTTGGACGGCTCAACGTGGACGGCGGTGGGCACAGGTGGAGAGCTGGACAATAACCGCTATGAGTTTGACGAAGGCAACGCCTACGCTACCGAAGCAGGCAATGCCTTGTATGGCGTGGGTGGCGGCAAGCCGTTTGAGCTAAAGCAGGACGGTACGCTAAGCACGCTAACCAATGCGCCAAGTGGCGCCACCATGATAGCGCTACACCAGAACCACCTATTTCTTGGCTTTGATGCGGGCAGCCTGCAGTTCTCAGGTATTGGCGACCCGACGAACTGGGATGCTGCAACGGGTGGTGCCGGTGAAATCGGCGTCGGCCAAACACTGACCGGTATCGTGAAAGGCGTCGGTGGTGTGCTGCATGTTATGTGCCGCGACAGCATCCAGACACTACGCTTTCGCAGCGCCGAGGAATCCCAGCTGGAAGTCACGATACCCGGCGTGGGCGTTCGTCGGTATTCAGCGCAAACCATGACGGCCCAGTTCTTTGTCAGCGAGCGTGGCATATCCAACCTGCAAGCCGCTGATCAGTTCGGCGACTTCTCGCTTAAACAGCCCGGCCGCGTCGTTGAACCGCTTTTCATTGCGGGTGGTTATTCCGACCGCGTGGTAGCCAGCGCCGTATCACGCAGCAAGGCACAGTACCGCGTGTTCTTTGACGACGGTTCTGGTTTCTACTTCAGCCCCACCGGTATAACGCAGGTCCAGTTTCCTCACCAAGTATCAGCCGCATGTAGTGGCGAGCTATCCAGCGGCAACGAAATGTCTCTGTTCGGCAGTGATAGCGGCTACGTTTACCGCCTCGACCACGGCAATGACTTCGCGGGCACGCCTGTTCGCGCCCTGCTAACCCTTGCCTTCACCGATCTCAAAGCCCCCAGTGCTCGCAAGCGCTTCCGCCGCGCCTTCTGGGATATCCGCGCCGGTAGCGAATCCCGTATGTGGCTGCAGCCTGACTTTGATTATGGCGACACGCAGACCGGGCGACCTCGCCGCACACCGATTGACTACATGCTGGGTGGCGGCCTATGGGGCGTCGATAACTGGGGGAGTTTTAACTGGTCCGTGCCGGTGATTGGCCAAGAGCCGGTCGACATTGAAGGCACTGGCACCAGTATCAACTTTGCCATTTTCTCTGAATCTTCAGACGAGCCGCACGAAATACTGGGCTACGACCTGCACGCACAAACCAGGAGGCTACGCCGTGGCTAACACCTACTTTGATAACTCAGACCCGGGCACACGCTTTCAGGCAGGCACAACCGCCGAAGGTGAGGCCGTCGATGAAAAGTTTGATGCCGTGGCTACCGGCCTGGCTGAAGTGGAAAAGGATACCCGCCGTGCCGTGAAGGTGCCGTTTGAAACCGGCATGACGAGCCAAGAGTTTGACGCCACTGCTTTGCAGCGCCGCAACCGGGTGCTTGGCTTTGATACCGAAGGCAACCTTGCGCTGGTATCCGGCTTCTTTAACCGGGGCGACTGGCAGCAGAACACTGATTACTTCCTGAATGACGTGGTGCGCGACCCGACGACCACCAACCTGTACGTGCTGATCGTGCGCAAACACAACAGCGGCACAACAAAAGACTTTACCGACACCAGCATTTGGTATCTGGCGATTGACGCCGACACGGTGCGCGTTCAAAAGAATCTGGCGATTGATGCCCGCAACAAAGCAGAGCAGTGGGCAACCAGCCTTGATGCCGTAGAAGGCGTGCTGCGAGGGGCGCGATTCTACGCACTCAGGGCGCAGGGCGATGAAGCTGCGACACGCGCCTATCGTGACGAAGTGCAGGCCGCAGAGAGCCGCGTTGAAGGGCTAGAGGCAAGTGCCGCAAGTGCCGAGGGCAATGCTGCCGCATCCGAGAGCGCCGCACAACTGTCAGCACAAGCCGCCGGTGTTAGTGAAAGCAACGCACAAAGCGCCGAAACAACTGCCGTCAATGCCGCAGCGTCTGCCAGCACTGACGCCAGCACCGCCAGCCAGGCCGCTACAGATGCGGATACCGTCGCCACGCGCATTAACGACACGACCACGATGGATTTTCTCAACTTTGAAATATCCGGCCCTGATCTGATTGCCCACTTTGCGGGCTACTCGGATGAAGCCAACTTCTCGATTAACGCCGCTGGCGAACTGGAGGTAACACTGTAATGCCAACGCTCAACCTTGGCCGAGTACGCCCTAATTGGCGCGGCGAATACGTCAGCACGACCCCTTACCTTGAGCATGACATTGTTACCGCCGATGGGCAGAGCTATGTCTGTATTGCCGATGTCACTGGCACAGGCCCGCTGGATACCGGCGGCAGCACCTACTGGGATGGGGCTTTGCTTCGCGGTGCCGACTACAATCAAGCGCGTGATGATGCTGTGCAAGCCGCATCCGATGCGGAAGGCAGCGCCACCAGTGCAGCGACCAGCGAGAATAACGCCAGTAGCAGCGCCACAACTGCCACCAATGCCGCTACCGCGTCCGAAACAGCCCGCGATAAGTCGCAGGACTGGGCGGAGGGTATCGAGCCAGAGATTGGTGCCAAATCTGCAAGGGAGTGGGCGGAGGAAGCGCAGAACTTTGGCGATCCCAACGAGTTCGACATTACCGCTGATCTGACCAGCGATACCCGCAAGCTGCGTGAATGGATGGCACAGGCATTAGCGAACCAACAGGCCGCAACAGACGCCTTGGCTCGCGCTAACCACACCGGTACTCAGCCGCTATCCACCATCTCAGACGCAGGCACCGCCGCCGCTGCTGATGTCACCACAAGCGCAACGGACACGACCGCAGGGCGGCTGCTTAAGACGGGGGCAGGGCAAGCGCAGGCATATCGGCAGGGCAGCATCCTTGGCACCGTATCCCAGACCAATGGCATTCCTACAGGGGCGATTATTGAGCGGGGGAGTAACGCTAATGGGGAGTATGTGAAGTTTGCTGATGGGACGCTTGAATGCTGGAAAGCAGTAATATTTAGTGGACCAGCAGAATCCACAGCAGAAGCATCAATTTATCAAGATTATCCACATATTTTTAGCGCCAATGGAGACGTGGTTGTGTTGAGCCAGATATATGACCACCGCGCTTTTGATAATGATGCAACTGCAGAAGAAATTGGCCGGAGTAATATTGTTACTAGGTCAAATACTTCTGATGAATTAACCAGATTTAATGGAAGGTTAAGAGCACCTAATAATACATACAGAACAGATGTTACTGTTATTGCTTTGTCTTTAAAAGCTGTTGGCCGCTGGATATAGGGGTAGTGATATGACACATCAAGAATGGTACAGAACAAAAACAGGAATTATTTCAACTATCTATTCTGCCCAGAAACGTAAATCCAAAAGCAGAAGGAGAACAACATGAAACTAACACTTAATTTATCCCCCGTCCGCAGTGACGAAGAAACTGTGGCGTCTCTCGCAGGCACTGTGCTAACGGTCAACGGTATGGACTACGATTTGTCTGAGCTACCCGATGGTGCGGTTGCCCAACACCCTGATCTGGGCAAAGTGACACGCAACGGTAACGAATACACATGCACTATTAAACTAAGCCACGGGTCTAACGCACCAGAAGAAACACGCTTCCCGCAGCCGATTGTGCTGACTAATCACAGCGGCGTTATTGATCTGCCGATTTATGACATTGTTGAAGAGGAATCTTTTGATGAAATTTAATCGCTTGACCCCCGGCACTATCTTGGAAGACGACTGCGACTATCTTTTTACAACCCACGAGCGTCCTAACGGGGCTGTTAGAGGTTACAGCCTTGACGGCAAACCTGTGTTTTATGTAGATGCAAACGCGGACGAAGAAGACATTTACGGCTACTGCAAAATTGTTGTTGAGTATGAAAAGGAGGTGGTCGAATGAAGAATAAAAGGTTGCGACTTCGTCATTGGAGGGACTTTACGCAAAAAGAGAAAAGAGGCTTATACATAATTGGGGCAATGGGTTTCATATTTTTTACCAGCATAGCAGGAGGCTTTTACCTATGACCTGGCTTGATAACGCAGAAGTAAAGACCGCTGAAGATCAATCTGCTGAGCGTAAATCGTCACTTATTAACCAACTAGAAACCAAGCGCAAAGAAGCCGAGGCGGAAGGCGTAACAATCAACGGCGTTCGCTTTTCAGGTGATCCCAGCAACCGACAGGCATTAAGTGAAGCGTTGCAGTTCGCCAACGCTGCAAACCTGACAGAGTTTGCTGGGTGGAAGGATTCAGATGGCGGCTTTCACACAACGATGCCATCTGCTGATGTACAACAAGCGTATCAGTCTATTGGTCAGCGTCGCTCGCAGTTGATTGCGCTGGAGAGTCAGTACGCGGCACAGGTGATGGATGGGTCGTTGACTGACGTGAATAACATTAGCTGGTCGGTATAAGCGGTTAGTCAACACAACTCGTCGGGAGACGACTATGCAAAGTGATTTACAAAAAGCGCTGAATAACATGCCCGGCGCAAAGCAGACTCGTATCGGCGAGGGTATGACCAGCGCAGGCCGCTTGGACAAGATGCTGGGCAGCAACTCCCCCTTAATGAAACGCGCCGCTACGCAAGGTAAACAGCAATCCCAAAGCCGTGGCTTGCTAAACAGCAGCATGGCCGCTGGCAGTGCTCAAGGTGCCATGATTGACCGCGCCCAGCCTTTCGCCATGCAGGACAGCAACAACCTGATCCAGAACGCTCAACGCAACACCGAAGCGCAGAATCGGCGCGGGTTATTGCAGGCGGGATTAATTGGCGATAGCTACAAGTCTGAGCAACAGCAAGGCTATCAGCAAGACAACATGAGCCTTGCCGACCAGATTCGACAAGGGCAGATGCGCCTTGATAACACGCTGGGCCAGAGTGATATGAAGCTGGCCGACCGTATTCAGCAAACCCAGATGGAGCTTAACCAAGCCCTCGAACAAGGCAATATGGAGTTAGCCAACAGCCTGCAACGTGACCTCAACGAGCAGCAGCAAGGCTTTGAGCAGTCCAATATGCGCTTGGGCGACACGATCCAGCAGAAACAGATGAAGCTTAGCCAAGCCCTTGAGCAGGGGAACATGCAACTGGCCAACAGCTTGCAGAAAGAGCTTAACGACCAAGGCTATGACCATCAGCGCGGCCTTAACTCGCAGAACTTCGATATCCAGTCAGCGCTTGGCGATCAAAGCTATCTGCATGACCTTGGCCGAGCCAGCCAGGGCTTTGATATTCAGTCAGCGCTAAACGATCAAGGCTACATTCAAAACGTCGGCCTAATCGGCGCTGAATTGGGCGCCAATCAGCAAATGAGTAGCCAGGATTATCAGCAGCAGCTTGGCCTTAACCAGCAGCAAGGCAACATCCAGAGCACCCTTAACCAGCAGGACTACAACTTCCGCAGCAACCTAAGCCAGCAAGAGTTCAGCCAAAATCTTCAGCGCGCAACGCAAGACTTTGGTTTCCAGTCCAGTCTTGCCAAGAAATCCTTCCAGAACGGCATGAATGAGCTGTACGGCAGCGCTAACGCCAACGGTTGGGGTGTCATGGCTAACAGCGTCACCGACACCATGGCCAACAGTGCGCGGCGGATTGACCAGATTCAAATGAACCCGAACATTTCTGAAGAAGATAAAGCGGCGCTTATCAAGGATGTTCAGGATCAGACGGACAACATGATCAATATTCAGCAGGGATTGCTTGGCGACCTGGGCAACTTCATGGAAGAAACCGGCGTGTTCCCTGATAAACCCAACAGCCCTGAAGCCAGCCGCAGCGGCACTGGTAACACCAATAACCAGAACGCCAACAGCAATTATCGTTCAGGCCAGATCGACCAGGTGAAAGGCTACGCCGATAGCGCAGGTGTTTCCCTGTCTGACGCCGAAATTCGTAATTACCTTGACCGCTCTCAAAATGAAGGGCTTACCTTTGGTGATATTCGCCGTGATATTGAAAGCCGCGGTAACTCTGGTGGCAGCAATAGTGGCGGTAATCAGGGCAGCGCTATCGGAAACCTTTACCAAGACACGCTTGGTCGAGCGCCGAAAGGGGCGGCTCTCAACCATTATCGCAACAAGATAGAGTCTGGCGAGATGACGCTGAATCAGGTCAAGAATGAGCTGAAAAACAGCCCGGAAGGCAAGATTTCAGACCTTTTCCGCAAAGTGTTTAACCGCATCCCGGGTGAAGCCGCACGCGACCATTACATTGCCAAGCTATCGTCTGGTGAAATGACGGTGGCACAAATTGAGCAAGAACTTAAAAGCAGCGACGAATACCGCCGGAGGTAATTACCATGGATATGTCATGGCTGGATAACATCAACACAGACACCATCACCGAAAGCGTTTCAAGCGCCGCTGATGCCGTGTCAGATTCCAACTTCTGGGATACCGGCGTCGAGTACGGCACGAAAGCGTTTGACTGGCTGGACAACACAACAGGCTGGATTGAAGATAACGCCAATACAGCAAAATTATTGGCTGGTGTGGCTAGTGGTGTCGGCACGTATTTCAGCGCAAAAGAGCAGCGCGACCACGAAAATGCGATGTTTGACCGCCAACAAGAAGCGCGGCAAATCAAGCCCGGTGCCGGTGGTGGCAACATCGGCGTCACGCCTAACAGTATCAGCAAGGGGTTAATCAGCAATGGACTGATTGCCAACCGAGACGAACCGAAGCGCACGCAGCGGAGGTATTGATATGGGTTACGGTGGCGGTTTTGGCGGCGAAGCAGATACCGGCGGTGTTGGTGGTGGCGGCTCTAGCGGTGCTGGCTCCAATGGCGACGGTGGGGGCCGTGCATCCGGTAACGGTGGCATGGGGTCAAGTAACGCATCCGGCGGCGCAAATGGTGCTGGCGGCGGCGGTTATGGCGGTGCCGTTGGCCATGGTGTTGATTCTGCACACGGTGGCACAAGCTCGGTAGGTGCCGATGGTGGCGTCTCCGGCCTTGGGGGTTACGCAGGCGCTGCCGATGCAGCGGAAGAAGCCTTTGGTGGTTGGCAGACAGAATCTGACACACAGATGGGCCCGGAAAATACCGCATACGGAGCCAATACGCCCAGCAATTACGGCGGTACGCTGGGTGACAACCTTGCCGCCAGCCCGATCAGCATGGAGGAAGCGACCAGCAGGGCGCAGCAATCCATCGCGTCAAACGCCAAACCCGGCCTTATCGGCAGTATGATGACGGCTGGCTTGACCGCCATTGGTCAGCCAGCACTTGGTTATGCCGCTAATTCCATGGCGAGAGGCTATAACGCGCAACAGTCGGCAAAATCCCATAACACCGAATTCGGCACCAGTGTTGATGAAGGTCTGGCCACTAACGTCGGCCAACAAGCTGTCGGTGCTTTGTCAGGCACACTCGGCGCCAAGGTGGGCGGTCGTTTTGGCGCTAAAGCCGGGGCATCCATTGGTGGCGTACCCGGCGCTATCGCAGGCGGGCTTATCGGCAGCATGACAGCAGGTAACGCAGCGCGCGGAGCCGCTATGTCGTCAGGCAATGGGCCAACAGGTCCAGCAGGGCCGTCAGAATCACCCGGCGGTAATGAGCGTGATAACGCCAACCTGACCAGCGCCACAGACATTGCCCGCGCTCGTCGTCAGGCAGAGATCAACGAACAGGCCGATCAAGCCACCATGCCCGTCAGTTCAGGCGGTAACCAGGCTTATGGTTATCAGCCGCAAAGCCAAGGAAATTACCAGTTTGCCAGCCTGGCAGACGCCGCCACCAACGTATTCGGATAACAGGAGCGCCACATGGTTGGACTTATCCAGCAAGGCATGCAGCAGCAACCGCCACAAGAGCCAATGCCACCCAATGCACAGCAGCCGCCAGAGGGGCAGCAAGCGCAACAGGGTGAGCCGCCACAGCAGGGCGGTGAGCGCGGACAGTTTGAGCCGATTGTAGAGCGAATGCTGAGCTACGTTTACGGCGACGGCCTGCAACGCATTGAGGGCGTGCTTGAATCAGGCGACCCCGTTGACTCCATGGGGCAGGTAATCGGCATGGTGATGACGACGGTGTACAACGCGCTAGGCCAAAACGGTCGAAGCGTTCAGCCGAACGTCATGGTTCGCGCCGGTATCGAGCTATCCAAGGCCATTGGTGAAATGGCCATGGAAATGGGCGTGGTGCCGCAGGGCGAAGATGAAGCGATTGAAATGGCATTCCTGCTTGGCTTGGGCAACTTTGGCCGTAATGCCAACGATATGCCGCCGGAAGAAAAACAGCAGTACGCACAGATTGCACGCGGCCTGAAAGAAGGCAAGCAAGCGGCACAGGGCGGGCAGCCACAGGGTGGGCAGCCACCGCAAGGTCAGCCGCAGGGCGCTCAACCGCCACAGCAACCAATGCAGCCGGGAGGTGTGTAATGGCGATGGGATTAATAGGCGCAGCCCTCGAAGGTGGCGCGCAGGCGGTAAACGATATTGCCGATAACAGCCTTGCCAAGAAGCGGGAGCGGGCATTGCTCAAGCTGCGCGAGGACATGCAAATACGGGCAGAGGGTCGCCAAAACGAGCGTCAAGATGTAGTGCGTGCTGAAGATCGTGAATGGCAGCTAAGCGATTACGATATGCAGCGTGAGGATGCGGTGGAAGATCGTGATATGGGCTTTGCGCACGACAGGACGTTGACCAATATTCGCGAGAGCGGCGCCAATAGACGGTCAGCAGCGAATCGCAATGACTGGAAGATCACGTCTACCTCTGACGGTACACCCGTGCGTATTAACGCCCGAACCGGACGAATAGAGGCGATTGAAGGTTCCGAAAACTTTAACTTTGGCGGTACGACTGAGCTAACCCCGCGCGAAGAGCTAGCTTTTGAAGACTATCAAAATCGCCGCAAATTGCTTTCTGAAGAGCTTAATGAAGGCATGGCCAGCCCTGAGCGAGCCGCTGAAATACGCCTTGAACTTGATACTGTAAAGAAGCAAATAGGCAGGCTGCTTGATAGCAGTGGAGGTAATGGCGGCGTAAACGCAGAAGTAGACACCGCATATGGCGGCGAAGAAACACCGGCACCGGGTGATGATGGCGTTACACCACCGCCGGGAAATCCTGACGCTAATGAAGATTCTGGCCAAGGATTTAAAGGCCTAATAAATAACGCAAGAGCCGAGCAGCAATCAGCATCGGAGCAACGCCAGACCGAGCGGGAAGAAAGGGAGATTGAAAACGAGATCAACGAGATTCGCGGACTGGCTGCAAGGATAGGTAGAGGGCCCGGTATGTCTCAAGCGGATCGTGATGAAGCTGCAAAAGAGGCTTATGAAAGAGCCAAGACGCTTATGGAAGCAAATAAGTTGGATGACAAGCAGATTGGAAGGCTAGAGGCCGCCGCCGCTGGTATAATAAAATACTCAGATATTGAGTTTGAATAATCGCTGACTGATCTTTAGCTGATACCCGCTACTGTTTTGGTTAGCCTGCCTTGTCGGGAGACAACGCCGCATGAGCATTATTGACGAACTTCGCCAGAAAAACCCCAACCTGAAAAACTACAGCGATCAAGAGATTGCTCAATCGTTGCGCAGAAAACCAGAGTTTCAACAGCTTTCCGAGCAGGACTTTAACGCTCAGGTTTACGGCACCCCCGACACTAGCAGCGACCCCGACCGCAATAGCGGCATGCTTGGCGACCTGGTAGACGCCGGGCAACAGGGTGCTTATAACGTCGCGCAAGGTTTGGGTGACTTCGCTTACGAGTTTACCGGCTACGGTCGTGGTTTGGGCAACTTTGGCCGCGAGGGTGCAGCGCGTCAGCTTGAAACCATGACGCCAGAATCTGCCAAGGCTATCCGTCAACCGATCTTTGAAAGCACCGGCTCAGGGCTGACTGACTTCAAGATGGGTGAAGGCTTCAACCTTCGCACTATTGCCCTGCAAACAGCGAGCCTAGCAGGTGAGGCGGTAACGTCTGGTGGTATTGCGGGCGGTGGCTCAAGGGCGGCTTTAAGCCTGACAGGTCGCATCATTGGTGGGCAAGCAAAGCGCAACGCAGTCAAGCAGGGGCTGGATGAAGCAGGTCAACGTGCCGCCGCCGTCAAAGCAACCGATGACTTCCTGAAATCAAGCACAGCCAACGGCGTCATGCTGGGCACGTATGGCGCCACTGAAATGGCGGTCAATACTGGCCAGATTGCTGATGGTGCGCGCCTTGAAGTTATGGGCATGCCCAATGAAGAACTGGATCAGTCGGTCGCTTATCAAGAGCTTTACTGGAAGCTGGCGGGTGAGAACCCAGACACCAGCGTTAGCGAATTGCGTCAGGCTGCCCGGGAAGAAATGGCCGAAGGCGCCAAGAGCCTCGTCATGCGTGACCCAGCGCTATTGCTGACCAATGCCGTGCTGGGTGGTTATGGCGGCAAGGCGCTTGACGACATTGTAACCAAAGGCACCGGCGCTGGGCGCGGGCGTTTAGGCGCAGCCGCTCAGCAAGCCGTCGTGCAAGGCGTTGTCGAAACCGGGCAAGGCGGTACAGGCAAGTATGCCACCAACACTGCAATCGCTGACATTGGTGTAGACCCTGACCGCAACCCGATGGAAGGGGTGGCCGCTGCCGGCCTGTCTGAAGGCTTGATTGGTAGCGTCATGGGTGGTGGTACTGGCGCACTGGCTGGACGCCCACGCCGTGACCAAACGCCACCGGAGGAAGATACCGCAGCAGCCGCCGCCGAAGCTCGCCGCAGAACTGAGGCTGAAGGTGGTGATCCGCTCGACCAGACACGCGCCGCACAAGCTGCCGAACAGGAATCTGAAAGCCGTCGCCAGTCAGCAGAGCAAGACCCGCTGGCACAAGCAGGGCGTCAGCAACAGGCCGGTGATGTCGGTCTGCGTATCCAGCGCGGCTTACAGGACGTTGACGACCTGCAAACCATTGCCCGTGGTGCTAGTTTTGAAGGCACTGCCCGCCTGCGCAACATGGCGAAGATTACCGAACGCGCCGAAGCAGCCCTTGAGAACGGCAACATCGAGCAAGCCAGCCGCCTGATGGCACAGGCTGAGCGTATCGGCAATAATCTACGCACTGCCTTGCGCACCGCTGGCACCCGTGAACGCCCCGCCGAAGGTGATTTTGTAGGCCGTGAAGAAGATCAGGGCCCGACGCCGCGACTTGAAGGCCGCCGTGGCCAACTACCACCCGGCACTGGTGACAGCATTGCAGGTGAGTCGCCCGCACAGTTTGATGCTCGCCAACGTGCGCGGCAGGAACAGGACGATATTCTTAACCGTCGTCGCATTGACCGCGATGATGTTATCTATGGTGATGGCCCGACCCGCGACTTTGACGCAGAGCAAGAAGCCCGCCGCGCAGCCTTTGAGCGCCAATTCGGCACAGCACAGAATACCGGCCTTGATGGCGAATACGTTGGCCGTGACCCACTGCCCGGTCAAGCCAACCGCCAAGGCGACACCTTCGACGGTGAACTAAACCGCCAGCCTGACCGGTTACGCCAAGACAGCGCCCGCCGTATCGGCCAAGACGGCACAATTTACGGCGATGGCCCGACCGCTGGTAACGCTAATACCGGGCTAGACCAATCCTTCCCCAATGCTCGCTTCACCGATACCGGCGCCCGTGGTGCCGTAGAGAGTCGTCGCGCCCAGCAACAGACACAGGCCAAGGCTTCCGCTCAGACGGCACGCACACGCGGCAAGAGTGAAACTACCTACCTGCCCGACAATACGCCGATCAAGACCCGATTCCGCGTCATGGAAGCCAGCGAGCTAACGCCATCCAATACACAGGATGGGCGCGTTAATCCCCGTTACCCGCAAGAACTACAGCCCCGCGACCGCACCAACGCCAACAGCCAAGTGCAGGTGCGCAACATTACCAGCCGCCTAAACCCGGAGCGCCTTGGCCCAAGCACCGACGCCAGCACCGGCGCACCCATTGTCGGTAATGATGGCGTGGTGGAGTCTGGTAATGGCCGCACCATGGCAATCAGCACCGCCTACAGCCAGAACAGCCCGCAAGCACAGCGCTACCGCGAGTACGTGCGCAGCGAGGCCGAACGACAGGGTATTGACCCAACCGCCGTGGATGAGATGCAGCAGCCGGTACTGGTGCGCGAACGAACCACCAGCGTAGACCGTGCCGACTTTGCCCGCCGTGCCAATGAAAGCAGTGTTGCAGGCATGACCAGCTACGAACAGGCGCAAGCTGACGCAGATAGCCTGACAGCGCAGGATATTCAAGCATGGGCGCCGGATCAAAGCGGCGACCCATTGGCGGCCAGTAACCGCGACTTCCAGCGTAATTTTGTGCGCAGCCTGGGCAATAACGAAGCCAGCCGCTACACTAATCGAGAAGGGCAAGCAACGCCGGAGCTTGGCCAGCGGATGCAGCGCGCTATCTTTGCTGCCGCGTACCAGGACGCCGATATGGTGGAAATGGTCACGGAGCAGTCCGATAACATGCGTAACCTGACCGCAGGGCTTCAGGCAGCAGCACCCGACATTGCCGCCGCCCGGGAAACAGGTAGCCGTGACGCGCAAGACGCCATCAACACTATTACCGATGCCGTGCGCTTGGTACGTGAGTCACGCCGAAGCGGTACAAGCGTTCGTGAATTGGTACGCCAGACAGATGCCTTTAGCGATGCAATCCCGGAATCCACCGCTGATCTAGCGCTGGCCATCAACAACAGCATGCGCAGCCGTCAGGCGATGACCAATGCGCTGACCGACGTGGCACGCAGCGTTCGCAATCGCGCTGAAAGTGAAGTCAACGGCGCCCTGTTTGAAGATACAACAACCAATGAGGATATTTTCGATGCCAGCTTCCAAAATCAAGATCAGGTGCAAGGACAACGCTCGCCTGAAGCCGATGTTTCAGGAATCACTCAACGAGACGAACAAGCGCTTACCCAAGGGGGAGAAACTGAACTTACCCAAGGGTCTGCAACTACCGCAGAAGTAGAACCGCTACTCAACAGCTACACCGAGGCCGAGCTTGCCGACCGTGACCGCCAGCAGCAGGAAGCCGAAGCCGCCGAGCAAGCCCGCATACGCGATGAAGAGCAGCGCGCCCAAGCAGACGCCGAGGTAGACGACTTCACCCTTGCCGGCAGTAACAGCAGCGCTGACCTTGCCGCCGCGCAGGGGCAGAACGACTTGCTTGGGGCGCAGCCTGATACTGCCGCCTCAGGGCAATCCACACAAAACCCTTACGCCAGCATTGAAGAGCGCGAACAGGCTATCAACGAGCTTCAAGAAAACGCTCCAACTTGGGCAAGTAGTGCGATACGTGACGCAATCGAGTATGGCGCGCCGCAATCTGATGTAGCCCGCGCTTTATCCCGCATAAGCGAAGATGACGGAGCGGCGCTTGAAGTAGTTGCTGAAGCAGCAGCAACTGCTAACAACGACATGAAGCAAGGTTTTGGCAGCGGCCCAAACCCAACATTTAGCGATAACAGAGAACCTGACTCAAACCCAATAATTGCAGACCGCTATGCGGCACTAAAAGGGCTTAGCGATAACCAGTTAAAGCAAATGCTACGCAACGCAGGCAAGGCCGTACCGCGCAAAGCAGAAAGAAACACATTGCTAAACAGGGTTGATGAGCTTGGCTTCAGCGAGATCGAAGCAGCTTATAACAGCGTTACGCAGAATGCAGAAAGCGTGCAGAATGATGCAGAAAGCCAGCGTGAAACCACCAAGGAGACTGCCCGCGACCGTGCTATCGACCGCATGAACGAAATCGCCGTGCTGGGCGAAAGTAGCGATTCCGAGGCCAAGGGGAAAGTCACTGAGCTATATCGTGCGCAGCTGCAAGACCCCGACACCTACGACGCGCTTAACGATGACGTTGAGCTTGCTGCCAACGTCGCTAAGTCTAATCTTGATGCTAAGGCGAAAAGCCGCAAAGCCAAAAAGCCTAAAGCCGATAAGCCAAAGCCAAAAGCCAAGCAGCCCAAGGAAGTCGGTAAAAACGTCGGTAATGAAACCGTTTATGAAGATGAGAACGGTATTCGCTTTGTGGTGGAGGATGGCGTCAGAATCTTTGAAACCGTTTCTATCACGCCAACACGCCAAGGTGTCACCGCCAGCGCAGACAATCGCCGCCCACGCTTCAAGGTGCGCAAGAAAGATGAGGAAGCCACCAAGGCCAAAAAGCAAGAAGGCTGGGGAAATGATAACACGCTGGTATCCAAGGACCGCGCCGAGGAATTGCGCGCCCGTCTACGCGCCAAACTAGGCCAGCTAAACAGCGGTTTCGACCCTGAAATGCTCAGCCTGGGTGCTGAACTGGCCGCCTTCCACATGGAGGCGGGTGCGCGAAAGTTTAGCCAGTTTGCCCGAGCCATGGCCGAGGACCTTGGCACCAGCGTTACCGAACTGCGCCCCTATCTGCGCAGCTGGTACAACGGTGGCCGCGACCTGATGGAAGATAACGGCCTCGATGTAACAGACATGGATTCACCCGATACCGTGCGTGAAGCCATGAATGATCTGGCGAGCATTGAGCAAGACACCGCGCCACAGGGTGAAGTCACCGAAACCATAGAGCCGATCACCGGTAAGCCGGGCACTCTGGCTGATGCGCTCTATCAGCAGATCGACAGCATTACCGACAACCGTAAGCTGAAAAGCGCGATTGCTGAATATAACAGCATTAAGGTAGCGGATGTTCACAACGGCTTGCTGAAGGAAGCGCAAGAGTCTTTCGAACTTGCCCTGGTACGTCGTGCCCGCTCTATTGTGGCCGAGGGTGGCACTGATAAGCAGGTGTACGACAAACTGCTAACGCTGTACGAAAACCAGCCGAACCTTGATGTTCGCAGCTCGACCAGCATGGAAAGGCAGGCGTACAGCACGCCAGCACCTATGGCATTCCTTGGTTCGCGCCTTGCCGGAATCAACGAAAGCACGCGGGTTTATGAGCCTACTGCCGGTAACGGCATGCTGATTATAGGTGCTGACACCCGTAACGCTATCGTCAACGAGCTTGATGATCGTCGCGCTGCCCACCTCAAGGATCAGGGCTTTAACGTCACGCAGTACGACGCAACCGACTGGATACCCAAGGAGCGGGTAGACGCGCTATCTACCAACCCGCCATTCGGCAAACTGCGCAATGCTGATGGTCGCCTTGCGCCGCGTCAAATGGACGGTTTCAAGATCAGCTCTATCGACCACCTGATTGCCGCCAAAGCGCTATCAGCACTGGAAGATGATGGCCGAGCTACTATCATTATAGGTGCCAGCAAAGAAGCCGGTGAGATAGGCGCAGCAGACCGCACGTTCTTTAACTGGCTTTACAGCCACTACAACGTGGTAGGTCACTTTGAAGTAAACGGTGACTTGTATAAGCGCCAGGGTGCAGGCTGGCCGGTACGGATGATTACCGTCAATGGCCGCGTCAAGTCTGATAAAATCAGCCCCAAGACCGGCACGATTGAGCGCGCCGACACATGGGAGCAAGTGTATGAACAATATGAGCGCAGTCTGGATGCCGCCCAACGAGCCATCCCCCGTTCAGGAAGTGTTGATGGTAGCCGTCAGCCCGACCCAATCCCAGATGGACGCACCCCTGCTGATGAACTTTCTAATCAACAAGGTGTATCAACTGGCACTCGCGGAGGACGAGGAAGCCGGGGAGGGCAGCGCACGAATGATTCTGGAGCGAGCACCCGGACTGGGGGACGCAATAGCCAGCCAAGGGCTAACGTCTCCACAGGAAATGGCCGAAGCAATGCAGATGGTGGACGAAATCAGCTGGATGATGGAGTCGTACCCAGCAATCAAGCCGACACAAGACCCGGAAGCCAAGGAAATGCTGGCGGAACAAACGCTGGAAACGTGGGTGGCAGCGCTACAGGAAGCACAGCCCTAAGCGGATCACAATTCCAGACCGCCTACCGAGCCAGAAGCGCAGGCTTTAATGATGCCGTGCTGATCCCCAACAGCATGGCACAACCCACCCAGGACGCACTCACCGACCTTGAAAACGAGGTCGGCAACATTGATGAATACGTCAAAAACAAACTGAACTACGCCACTCTTGAAGATATGAACCGTGCCTTTATGGGGCTTCAAGTGGATGCCGTTGCCGCGTCAATCCGCAATATCGAGCGTGGCAAGGGCGTTATCATTGCCGATCAGACCGGTTTGGGCAAGGGGCGTCAGGCTGCCGCTGTTATCCGCTATGCGCGTGAAGTAGGTAAAACGCCGGTCTTTATGACCGTGAAAGACAATCTGTTTTCTGATATGTACGGTGACTTGCGCGACATTGGCGACCACGACGTAAAGCCGTTTGTGGTCAACAAGGATGTAGCGATTAGCTGGAAGGAGCAGGAAGTATCCCGCAGCGCTAAGGGTAAAAAGCAGACAACTATCCTTCAAGACATGGCCGCGAGCGGACGACTGCCGGAAGGCTATGACGCCCTATTCCTCACCTACTCGCAGATCAACACCGACAACCTACAGCGTCGCGTTATGCAAGCGGTAGCAAAAGATGCCATCTTTGTGCTGGACGAGGCTCACGAGGTTGCCGGGGAGCGTAAGAAGTTTGCCAAGGTAAAAGGCCAGAACGTCGAGAAGATAACGGGCGCCGGCTTTGTTTACGACCTGATCGAAAATAACCCTGTTGTCTACCTGTCAGCGACATACGCCAAGCGCCCAGACAATATGCCGATCTATTACCGCACCGACGTAGCGGACGCGGTTGATAGCGTAGACAGTCTGGTTGAAGCGGTAGAGACAGGCGGCACACCCCTGCAAACCGTCGTCTCCAACATGCTTTCACGCAGCGGGCAGTTATTCCGTCGTGAGCGCAGCTTTGAAGGTATCGAGATCAAAACGTCGATTGATGACGGTAATAAAGCACTGCACGAAAAGCTATCCGATCAAGTCTCGGAAGGCCTGCGCGCCATCACCAAGGCTGACAAGTTATTCCACGATTTGACTGTGGGCGCATTGCAAGCCGATGCCGAAGAGCAAGGCGGTAGCGCACAAGGCGCAGGCAACAAAGCGGGTAAAGGGCTAGATCACCAGAACTTTACCAGCGTGCTGCACAACTACATCTCTCAGCTACTGCTTGGACTTAAAGCGGACCGCGCCGCTGACCAAGCTATCGAGCTTCACAGTCAAGGCGTAAAGCCTGTATTGGCGCTTGAAAACACGATGGGCTCATTCCTGAATGAGTATGTCAAAGATTTTGGCTTGGAACTAGGCGATACGGTAGATGCCAACTACCAAGACGTGCTGATGCGCGCCCTTGACCGTACGCGCCGTTACACCGAAACGCTACCCAATGGAGAGAAAGTCACTAAAAGCGTGGCGCTATCGGACACAGACCCCGTTGTACGCGAGGCTTATCAAGAGGCCGCCGAGGTTATCCGCAACCTTGATCTGGGCGACTTGCCTATCTCACCCATCGACCATGTACGCAACAAGCTGGTTCAGGCAGACATTAGTGTTGCCGAACTGACTGGCCGTGACTACATGATCGACTACTCAGGAGGTACGCCGATACTGTCACGCCGTGACGCAGAGGAAAGGAAGAACGCACGCGGCACCGTAGACAACTTCAATGCTGGCCGCCTAAATGCCATCATCCTGAACAAGTCAGGCTCTACCGGCCTGTCTATCCATGCGGGCGAGCGTTTCAGCGATCAGAAGCCGCGCCACATGATTATGATGCAGGCACCGGCAGATATTAACGTGCTGATGCAGATGCTTGGCCGCGTCAACCGCACCGGACAGGTCAACAAGCCGTCTTACACCATGATGGGCTTGGCGATCCCGGCCGAGATTCGCCCCTTGGCAAACACCGCCAAGAAAATGAAGTCGCTGAATGCCAACACCAGCTCCAATACGGAATCCAATACCAGCGTTGAGGCGTTGGATATACTGAACAAGTATGGCGATTACATCGTCAACGAGTACCTGAAAGAAAACCCCCGTATGTCAGCAGCTACCGGGGTTAATTCCAGCGCTGGCAACGGCGACCCCGGTGTTGCTTTAAGGTTTACCGGGCGTCTAGCTGCGCAACCCGTAAAGGCTCAACGCGAAGCCTACGAGGCGATTGAGCGCGAATACCGCCAGTATATCGACTACCTGAACAAGACCGGCCAGAACGACCTTGAACCCGCCACCGTGGACCTTGACGCCAAGATCATTGATACCAAAGTGACGTATCAAGGCAAGGCGCCTGACACCATCTTTGGTGGTCACACCTACATGCACAAGGTGGACGGCAAGTATCAGGGCACACCGCCAACGTCAGGCGAGGTTGAGAAAACACTGGATAAAGCCGACCCTGAAAAGGGCAGCAAAATCCTCAGTAAGCTGGAATCAGATAACTGGCTGCAAGAAGAAATGCAGTCTATTGAAAACTCTATTAGCGATATTGAGGCAGCGCTTCGCGCCAAGGCGAAAAAGGAAGGGTTAAACCTCACCGACCCGCGTGAGATTGGCAAGGTGTTAGGTGAAAAAGCTACCAAGTTGGTGGATGCGCGCGAAGACTACCTTGACCGCAATGAGAAAAGGCCGGGCGAATACGAAAGAAGTAAGGCCGCTGTTGAGCGAATGATTGGCAAGTCGTTTGCTATCGGCAATCGCGTGCGCCTGGACCTGAAAGAGGAAAAGGTAACAGGCGTCGTCGTCGGGCTTACCAGCACCCATAAGGAAGGCAAGGGCAATCCCTACGCACTATCCAAGACCAGAGTGCGGTTCATGGTGAATAGCGGCGTGAGAACGATTGAGTTGCCGCTAACCCGCCTGCAATCTGATAGTGATGGCGCACTGATTGAGGTGTTGCAGTCGTCCGGCAAACAGGGGCTTGGCACGATCTTCAGTGCTACCGCTGAAACCAACATGCGCGAGATACGCTATGTAGCGACCGGTAACCTGATTGCAGCTGCGTCAGGCAAGCACAAAGGCCGCATTACCGCCTTTACGGACAAGGATGGGCAAACCCACCTGGGCATGCTGATGCCTAAGAACTTTGACGACAAAACCTTTTCCGGTCTGGATGCTGAGCAGAACGTAGCAATGCGCAACCTTGAGGCGGCGTCTCGCTACATGCGCGAATACCGCGACAGCCTGAAAGAGGTGGGTGGCGTATTCACTGAGAACAGTGTTGGCCGCATCCAGCCAGAAAGCAGTGGCGGATGGGTTATGAGTGTGCCCAAGTCAAACAAGGAAACGCTCGCTAAGTCGCTCAAGTTCAGCAACCGTCTGCGCAGCGCCTTGGGTGGCGACTTCTTTGCAAAAGGCGGCACCATGATGGCCCGCTTTACTGACAGCCAGCTAGACGCTGTTATTGCTGCCGTCAGTGAGATAGGGCCGCTTTATACCTTACCGTCACAGCGTGGCAACTGGGAGAAAGCAGGCGGTGATCCCGCGCCAGAAGCTGTTAACTCCTTTGATGCCGAAGCCAGCAAGAGCGAGCCGCGCTATTCACTGGCATCCAAGACAGAGCCGCAAGGTAGCGCGTCTATTGCTATACAAATGGCGATCAACGACTACCCTGAACTTGGCAACGTCAATGTCTTGCAGCGCGCCCAAGACCTGCCTGATGCTGTGCTGGAAGATATGGCTCGCAATGGCGTCAACCCTCAAGATGCTCGCGGCGTTTACCACAAAGGCGAAATCTACGTTATTGCCGATAACGTCAGTGACGCACAAGACGGTATCCGCGCAGCCTTGCACGAAGCCGTAGGCCATAAGGGCATCCGTGGCGTGCTGGGTAACGCCCTCGACACCACCATGCTTGCGCTATACCGCAGCCTACCCAACAGCAAACAAGGCCGCGAAGCGCTGAACGAAGTGCGCAAAGCGTACCCGTTCCTTGACCCGGCAAAGCGTGAAGACCGTATCGCCATTGCCGAGGAAATGGTCGCTCACCTGCTAGAGAAAGGCCACCGGCCTAAGACGTGGCAGCGCCTAGTTGCCAAGATTCGCGCAGCCCTGCGTCAGTTGTTCCCCACAGTGGAGTGGAGCTATACCGATGTGCTGGCCTTGGGTGAGCAGAGCCGGACATACCTGCGTGGCAAGCAGGCAGAGCAAGATGGCAAAACTGGCGCTCGCTACGCATTTTCCGGTAAGAGCACTGAAACAACCGGTTCGGTTAGCGTTAAACCCACAGAAGCTCGCTATATCCGCCTAACAAACAAAAACAAATCGCCATTTTCTAGGGCTGGGTATGCAATGTTTAAGGAGGTCGGCGTTAATTCAGATACCCCTGATGCACAAACCGCAGCCGACTCTTTGGAATCGTATGGGGGCAACGTATGGGTGACTAACGGTGATTACGGGATCATCGTTAACAGCGATCAGCTAACTGATCTGATAAATGAAGCTGCAAAAGCTAATACCGATATGCTAATCGGTATTGCCAAAGAACTAAACCAAGAGTCAATAACCGCTGACGATATAGTTGAAATGCTGTCTCCAGACGACATTGTTGATTCGGCAGACGGGTTCGATAATGAATATCTAATGGAAGTGATGTGGAGCGAGGTGTTTGAGCCTAATAATATTGACGGTGTAAGAACACCGGATGGGCTTGTCCTGTACGAGACGCCAAATAGCGAGTCTCAAATACAGTATGCGGGAAATCTAGATGATTTCTTTGAAGGAGATACCGAAAACCCCGACATTCGCTACAGCCTGCGCTCAGGTACGCCGTCAGACTTTACCGCTAACTTTGACGACATGACCGCAGAGGACGCGGAGGCCGCCAGCAAAATCGGCCCGCGTACTCGCCGCCAAACCATCATGGATAAGTGGCGTGAGATGACCACCGGCTTGGGGCTGCGGTTGCGTCAAGGCATGGTGGACCAGGTCGCGGCACTCAATGAAATGGATAACGCACGCTTTGGCAAGGAAGTCACCGACGACAACATTGCACAGCGTAGCTGGATACTGGCGCGCCTGAGCAATGCGGCCAACGGTGCCCTGGGTGCCATGCTCAACAATGGCCGCGTGTACCTGGATGCGCAGGACAAGGTGATTGACGTTAAGGACGACGGCAGCACCGGGCTTGCCAGCGTCTTTGCCAAACTGGGCAACCTGGACGACCCGAAGAAAGGCGGTGCCGAAGTGCAGCGCTTCATGGGCTGGATTGCTGGCAACCGTGCGGACAAGCTGCGCAGTCAAGGCAGAGAAAACCTGTTCACGGATGACGACATCGACCGGATGAAAGACTGGGACCGCGGCACGTTACCCGATGGCCGCAACCGCGCCGAGGTTTATCAAGAGGCGTTTAACGAGTTCCAGCAATACCGTGATGACGTGCTGGCCATTGCTGAGCAGTCCGGCCTACTGAAACCGGCCATGGATGAAGTCGGTGCCGCCTTTGCTCTGGCCAAGCAGTACAACCTGCAACAAACGCTGAAAGACAACCTGCGCCAAGCCAAGCAGGCCGCCGAGCAGGAGGGCGACCCCTTGCGTCAGGATGCTGCCGATCAACGCCTTGGCGCCGCCATTAGTGACATTATCGACGCCGCCGCGGCTAAGGAAGGCGACCAGACCGTTATTGATGCGCAGATGCAAGACTACATGACCAGTCAGCGCGACCTCTGGAAGGACGAGTTCTATGTACCGTTCTACCGCCTCAAGGAAGAAAGCACCGAGAACAGCATTATGCCTGCCACACAGGGCCTGTCACGCCAGCAAGCGTACAAGCGCCTGAAAGGTGGCACCGAGAACGTCAACGACCTGTTGCAAAACACCATGATGAACTTCCACCACCTGCTGGATGCCAGCCTGAAAAATCAGGCGGCCACACAGGCGATGGATAACGCGCTGGAACTGGGCATTGCCGAACAGGTGCCCGCTGATACCAAGTCAAAGCAAAAGACGTTCATCATGCGCGATGGCCAGCAGGTGCATTACGAAGTCAACGACCCGATGGTATTCAGTGCTGTAACCGCACTGGCACACCCCGGCATGAACAGCACGCTCATGCGGGTACTGCGCAAGTTCAAGCGCATGTTCACTAACTTGACCACCAGCACCCCGCAATTCCAGTTGGCTAACTTGATTCGTGACGCAGTACAGGCCACAGCCACCAGCGACGTAAGCAAAAACGCCTTGAAAAACGTGCTGCAGGGTACGCGCTCTTACAAGGACCAAAAGACCCGCGCCCGCATGATGGCATCCGGTGGTGCGTTCAACTTCGGTCACGTCTTTGATGGCAGCCCCGCTGAGATACGAGAGCAGCTAACCAAGACCATGCAGGGCGCCCGACTGATCGACCGGCCTAGCAAGCTGTTTGATATTCGCTATGTGTGGAACAAGTGGATGGACTTCAACAACTTCACGGAGAACGTCAACCGTGCCGCCATCTACCAGCAGAACATGGATGCAGGCCGGAGCAAGCTGTATAGCGCCTTCGAGTCACGCGACTTGATCGACTTCTCAGCCCGTGGCGCATGGCCCGCTGTGCGCATCCTGATCGACGTGGTGCCATTCCTTAACGCCCGCATTCAAGGTCTGGACAAGATTTACCGCTCAGGCTTCAAGCCAACCGGTAACGTAATGATGGAAGCGTTCGGGCAGGGGCAGGCGGGCGTAACCGACAAGCAAGCGGCTGGACGGTTCTGGGCAGTCACCGGCGCCGTGACATTGGCCACGATTGCGCTATACCTGCATAACAAGGACGACGAGGAATACGAGAAGCTGGAACAGTGGCACCGAGATACCTACTGGTGGTTCCGTATCGGTGACGCGGCTATTTCAATCCCGAAACCGTTTGAAGTGGGGGCGATTGCTACGATTGCCGAACGGGTGACTGAGCAGTTTGCTGATGATGAAGCGACTGGCAAGCTGTTCGCTCAGCGTATGGGCCACATGATGACCGATACTTTCAGCTTTACAGCGGTCCCCCAGGCAGTGCAGCCCGCTTACAATATCTACGCTAACCGGGATGACTTCACCGGCCGGCCGATTGAAAGCATGGGTATGGATAGGCTTTCACCTGAACTGCGTAGGCGCGGCAGCACCACGGCGCCCGCTACAGGTATAAGCAAACTACTGAACTCAACCGTGGGCGCTATCGGCAAGTCAGAGGATAACCCGCTCGCATTGTCACCAGTGCAAGTAGATCACTTGATTCAAGGCTATTTCGGGCAGGTTGGTGCTTGGGTGGCGGGTATAGGTGACGGCGCCTGGCAATGGTCACAAGGCAAAACCAACCCGGCGCAAAAAATCTACGAACGCCAGCCTATCCGCCGCTTCTATACCAATCTTGGGCTTGAGGATAAGTACACGCGGTACGGTACGGTGTTCTACGAAGGCTTGCGAGAAGCACAGCGGGCATACTCAGATGTCAAGGAGTTGCGCGAGCTTGGCCGCCTTGAGGAAGCCATGGAGACGCAGCAGGATCAGCGCTCCATGCTGGCCATACGCAAGGCGCTTAACCGCACGCAATCACGTCTGCGCACGCTCAAGAGTCAGGAGGAAATCATCCGCCGCTCGGATATGCCGCCAGAGGTGAAGCGTCAGCGCATCGACCGGCTGCGCACTATCCGCAACCAGCTACAGCGCGTCGCTGGCAAGCGCATCGAGCAGGCGCGAGTCAACTAGCGCTGAGCAGCAAGGATGCCGAGCAGAAACACCAGACCGATGAACAGGCCAGGGACGGCCACCAAAACCGCAATGACCACCAATCCCAACGGCATGGCGACAAAACTAATCAGCGCCCAGTCGGTCCACGTCATTACCCGACCCCATGGACACATGAATGTGACCATAAAGCCGAGGAAGGCAAAGCCGATCAATGCCGCTGTGAAATCTTCAAATGTCATATCCATGCAATCAGCCTAGTCGATGAAAATGCACTCTGCCATGGGTCGCATGGCGCAGGGCAGGTTATTCAACATGACGCCACGACTGACGCTTCTTAACCCGCTCTATGTTTGATGCGTGCAAGCCATATTCTTTCGCTATATCTTTAAGTGGCCGCCTATCCCGACGTATGCGGGGTATATCTTTCTCTGTTAGCTTAGCGTTGCAATTCTTTGTGCCAAAAGCTGATCTCATGCGCTCAACTCTATCGGCGGCATTATCAGCTAAGGTGCCCAGAATTAGATGGCTGGGATTGCAGCAGGAAGGGTTGTCGCACTTATGTCGAACAACTAAGCCTGAAGGATCATTTCCATGACCAATCTCATAAGCTGCGCGGTGTGCCCAGACAGATTTACCATTTAGCTTTATCTGACCGTAGCCCTGTTTATTCTTATAGCCCGACCATTCCCAGCACCCGCTCATTTCTCTAATTTTGACTTTAGACCAAAACCTGTCCATTTGCTTATCTGTAAGTCTCATGGAACACCTCTCGCAGTCAGATTAAATTAGCGAGTTTTATGACTGATGTTCCAATACTGTTCCAAGCTATCCGCAATGCCGTATGGTTATGCGCTTGTCGTCCAATCCATCATGGGGGCTACACTAAACCGACGTGCCGCGTCAGCCCTATGCTTTACAGTATTATCAGTCATTTACCTGCCTCGCTATCTCACCATAATATCACAGAAACAACCTCGCAATCCCGCTTGTAACCGCTTCACTGTTCCATTACTGTTCCAAATCCAACCACTGACACTAAAACGAAAAACGTGGAACAGTTATGGCTACCCTAAACAAGCGCAACGGGCGCTGGCGGGCGATTGTACGCAAGTCAGGCCACCCGCAACAGTCCAGAACATTTGCAACAAAAGCACAGGCTCAGGCATGGGCAAAGCAGGTGGAGACGGCTATCGAGAACACCGCCGCTGGCATCATGCCCACCATCACGCTAGGCGAAGTACTGGATATGCACCTGAAACATCTTGAACGCACGTCATCACGCGGACGCAAGAACGAAGCCTCGCACCGAACTTTTGAGCGTCACGTTGGCCGTGAGTTAAAAATTTCCGAGATAGACTACCGTGCCTTGGCTGACTTCTGCGAAGCCCGCATAACCGTCGATGGCGTAAAGCCAGCTACTACCATGCACGACATCATGTTTCTATCAGGCGCTATCACAACCGCGGTAGTCGAAGGCGTGCTACCAGAATCCATGCGTGCCAAGACGACCGCTTGGCGATCCGGGTTATCACGCGCTGGGTTAATCGGTAGCCCGCAATCACGCGACCGACGGCCAACGGATGACGAACTGGAAGCACTGCTGACGCATACAAAGCACAACAGGGCGCTGCGTCGGATACGCTATCACGACGTGATACGCTTTGCGGTGGCGTCGTGTATGCGACTTGATGAAATATGTTCTTTACGTAGGGAGGATGTCGATTTACAGAAGGGAACGGCGATTGTGCGTCTACGGAAGCATCCGACAGACGCACGGGATCAACTGGTGCCGTTAATGGGGGAGAGCGTGGCTATTCTGACTGAACAGCCGGAAGGGGAGAGGTTCTTTCCGTATAGCGCTGAGTCTGTCAGCAACGGCTTTCGACGTATCTGCCGCCACCTAAAGATAGACGATCTGCACTTTCACGACTTGCGGCACGAAGGCATCAGCCGACTCTTTGAACGTGGCCTGGCTATACAGGAGGTTGCCATGGTGTCAGGGCACCGTGACTGGAAAAGCCTGCAACGATACGTCAATCTGAGAGCATGTGACGTGGCGAGCAAGTACCGTTAAGCGCTTGCGCGTAGACCGTCAATGTACTTGGCGGCATCGCTGACGTGGATCATGCGTTTGCCGCTGACAGTGAAGTGGGGGATGGGAAACGTGCCAGCGGCAATCTGATTGCGCGCTGTCTGCATCTTGATGCTCATTTCCCGCTCGACAAAATCTTTCAGTGGTATCACTGGCGAGTTATAAACCGCCAGCAACGCAAACTCTGTTCTCATAGCCACCTCCGGGCATAAAGTAGGCACAAAAAAACCGCCATTTCGCGGCGGTAGTGTTTAACTTGATCTGTTGCGGCTCGCTTATTGCAGCGACTCAGCTTGTTGTTGCAGATAGCTGGCCTTCCTGCGTAGCCGGTAAGCAACTTCTTTACGAAAAGACTCAAGGTAGCCAGATTCCGCCATGACAGACTTTGATTCCTCTATTAGTGCCTCTGCCTGCTTAATCAAGTCGCGGCGGGCGAGGCTCGTGATGGGCTTTTCAGCCAGCACCTTTTCAGTGTCTGCGTCGTCTTTACACCGATTGCATGCGGGGTGTTCACATCCGCACCATGCTTGCACCGCTCTATCTCGAAGCTCTTCTCGTAGCCGCTCAACATGCGCTGCCAGCGCGTCGCATTTGATCTCAAGTCCAGCCACACGCCCCTCAAGGTAATCAATTGTTCCTCTTCCACCTATCATTACGCACCCCGCATGCTGGCCAGTTGTTTTCTCGCTTCTGCCAACTCTTTTTGCGATTCAACAAGCTCCCTGCGAAGCGTAATATTGTCATCGCGCAAAGCGTCGTTTTCGTCCAGCGCCGCTTCCCGCTCACTCATCAAATCATCGTTGCGAATAAACAGCATGCTGATAATCTCGTCGATTGCCGCCTCAGCTTCAACGGCGCGATCTTCTACCAAAATCGCCTCAATCATTGTCCGCATCCTCTTCCAGCATCGTTTGCCACCGATCCAGCGCTGAGCGTATCTCGTTGACCACTTCTTGCTCGGTCTGGCCTTTCTCGGTAAATCGCAAGCACTTCTTCATGATCTGCTCACGCGGTCCGCCGCGCATATTCCATACAGCGGCGATTCGATAGGGGTCAATCAGCACACCCTTGTACACTCGCTGATAATGGGCGTTTACATCCCGATGACCATTTAGCCGCTGATCCAAAAGCGCCCATTCTGATTCATCCTCTGGCCGGTTCGGGCACTGGACACAATAGGCATCATCCTCTGGGCTGCCGGGCGTTCCGCACGGCGCGCCATCGCTGCATGTGCCTGTCTCAATCGCTATCATTCGCTGCTGGCCGGGCGTCAGGCGGCTGCCGTCAGGATTAAGCTTACGCATTACCGCACCCCCTTGCTTTGCTGAACCTGTTTATCGCCGTTATAGTTTCCACGCACCGCATAGCTGGCGAGGTCCGGCACAGGCTGGCCGCGAAAGAAATACATCTGGCCGCACTTGTCGCCCGGCTTGAGTACCAGCGTGTGATAGCGCAGCACGTTGTGAAACTCCATTGTCAGCGCGCTTCCATTCCAACCTGGGTCGCAGTAACCAGCGTTCAGGTGGTTCAGTCCAGCCCGCGCCATTGACGACTTCAGCACGTAGACAGCCGCTATATCGCTCGGTAAGTTGAATACCTGCTCAGTGCTGGCCAGCGCAAAATCACCCGGCCGCAACACCAGATTACCGGTGGCGTAGATCATGCCGGGCGTTTCTTTGTCGCCCAGATAAACCACTTTCTCCGCAGCTGGGCAGCGCTCTCGGTAATAACCATCATCCAAGGTAAGATCGACACTCGCGCCATTAATGTTTTCCATCGGCACGTCCTGAATCACGCCTGCTGCTACCAGATTGCACAACTCTGTGTAGGTTATAATACCGGGCTGACTTTCCAGCCATTCGCCTAAATCGCTCACTCGCCTGCCTCCAAATTGTCGTTAATCCACGCCATTTCAGCGTCATATCCCTCGTCATGCAGAACTACATCGCCCGATGGATTGCGTATCGTGCGCACCCTCGGCCCGCCTGTGCGCCGCTGCTGACGCTCTACGCTGTAGTCATGCTTTGCCCATAGGGCGTTGGGGCTTCCGGGTTTCGCCGTCATAACGCCTCCGCATATTCCTGCCACAAAAAAGCCGCGCTGATCTGATCGTTTGCGCGGCGCCCTATCTCACCGTAAAGCTCGATTTCATCTATCCAGTTCATGCACCCTCCTGTTACCGGGTAACGATGGAGCCATCGCCATAAACTCGCGTCTCTGAGTATTTTTCACCTGAGCCGCGCCCAAAGTAGCAATAACTACTGCCGTCCGGCTCGTTGATGGTTGCCAGTGGCGTGCTAACACCTGGCTCCAGTTCAATCCAAAAATGTACGTCGCGGCCATTATCAAGAATGCGCACAGAAAACGACTGCAAAGCCATCGGCACATTTACAAACTTGCTATCCATATAACCTCCCATAGTTGCCGCACTGACGTGGCGGCTTACGGCTTGCTCACGACTCTACTGCAATGCAGTGCCACGCACCCAGTGCGCCAACACCGGGTAGCGCGTTAAGGAGCGAGCCGCGCAAACTGGCACTGTTATTCACGCCACCTGTGCCTGGGCGTTACTCATCATGCCCTACGCTGCTCACAGGCCAGTTGCCTGCCTACTGTATTGTGCGGCCATGATTCCCATATCTCGCGAGGCAATAGGCGTTTTAACGTGCCGTAACTGATGCCGATGTCGCTGGCTAAATCGGTGCGAGACAAACGCCGCTGCCGGTAGTTTTCGGCAACGTCTTCAAGCGGCTTGCCTTTGCTCTCTTCGAAATTCTTTACCGCTAACTCAGTGCAATGCCGTGGCCTAATCAACCCCAGCTTGCGAGCACGGAACGAAACCTGCTGTTCTGAGCGGTTCAGCGCTTGGGCGATGTCACTGATCGGCATGCTGGTAGGGTAGTGTTTGCGCAGATAGTGATATTCCCACAGCGTCCAGGGCTTTCTGATGTACTCCATATAGCCTCCAAAAGAAAAGGCCCCGAAGGGCCTGAGTTATGCTGCTTCCAGCGCTGCTAACTTGGCCTCGGCCGCAAGTAGCCTGTCGTACTCTTTGCGGGTAATCGTTACCAATTCCACATGCTCAAATTGACTGGCTCGCTGCAACCTCGCCTCTGCCAGCAATTCTTCTTCCGCCTGAATTGCCTGCGCTGCTGCGGGTAACTGCTCTGGTTCCGGCTTGGGTTTGCGAGCTGCTTCCTCGGCTTGGCGTTTAGCCTCAGCAGCGGCGGCTTCACGCTGCCGCTGCGCTTCCGCTTCACGCTTGGCCTTGGCTTCTTCCTCCTGCCGGATGCGCTCACGCTCAGCTTCCAGCCGCTTTTCCTCGGCTTCCTTGTGCTGAGCAATACGGCGCCCAGCTTCACGCTTGATGTATTCAGCGTCCTGGCAGATCAGCTGCTTCCAGTCGCTCAACAGGAAGGCATATTCACCCTGTTCGCTTTCCAGTAACGCTTTGTTTCCCTTTAGGCGTTCGGCTTCTTGTTGACCCTCTACCTTGGCTCGCGCTAACTCGTCGTCAGCAGCGGCTTGCAGGCTGCTTATGGTGCGTTTGTTCTTCATTGCAGTGGGCAAGTCCAGCACCGACGCCAGACGGATAGGGCAATCCAGCGCATCCAGCCAAGCGTCGTACTCCATGCTGGCCTTATTCTGAATATCAATCCGCCGACTATTCTTCTCTGCCGTCACCAGCTTATTCAGGTGCAGCCGCTTCTGCCGCATCGTCTCCCGTAACTCGTCTATTGTGCTGAACAGCTCCGCAATGCTGGCTGTCTGCTCAAGCGCCTGCTGCTTGCTCTGCTCAAGCTGCTTTTCACCCTTCTGCAGCCACTTAACTGTGGATTCGGCGTCGGCAAACTCCTTATCCGTAGTTAATGTCGTCTTGATGCCGTCAATCATGGCCAAGGCTTGCGCTTTGAAGTCAGGCAGGTTCGACGCCTGCACACCGCCGGTCATCTGGATGTTTAGCACTGGCAGCTGATCTGGCGCTTTACCCTGGGGCGCTACTTTTTGCACCTGGGGCTGATAGGCTTCCAGGTCGGCTGTGAATTGCTGCCAGCCTGCGAGCAATGAATCGATGCGCTCCCGCGTGGTTTCGTACCAAAACCAGTTGCAATCATCTTCGGTGCCGTCGCTTGCCATGAACAGACACTTATCAGCACCGCTGACAAGCAGCTGCTGATCCATCTGAACTTTGTAATGCTCGGGCAGCGTTTCAACAGTGGCAGTGCGCAGCTCGTCGTTAATCAGCTTGTGCTCCCAGATCACATCCTCAAGCATGGTGCAGCCGTCGAAGCTGGCCAGCATCCAAGAGTGGTCGTCACTGGTAGCGGTGCAGGGGTACAACTCTTCGCCAATGATGCGCTCGGCAATCGGGCGGGCTTTGGCTTCGGCTGCATGACCCTTATCAAAGATGCGCTGCTGTGCTGGCGTTACCTCTGGCACTTCGCCGGTATATTTCTGCTTGAGCAGGTCTGAGCGTGACTGGTACTTGCTAACCCCGGTCATTGCCGGGGCCTCTGAAGCGGTGAAACATGAAGCGCGCAGGGCGCCCCATTCGGCTGTGCCTTGAACTACGTCATGGATGATCATGCAACCTCCTGATTCGCCACGTCATAAATGGCGGCCTTCTGTTCGCTGGTGAGTTCACCCTTACTGCTGACCATTGCAATAATCTGATCAGGCGTTTTCTTGCCGGACTGAATAACCGCCTCCCATTTTGGGAAGTTGGCGTCGAAGTCGTCGGCAGGGTAGTAAGGCAGCGCTTGGGGCTCTGCCTCGCGTGGCGCCGGGTTGATTTCGCGCTCTTCGGGAATGTCGCGGGCTTCCTCAACGGTAATTAAGCCACCTAGGGCATCCGCAAACTTGTCACGCAGGGCGTATCCGCGAGCACGCCACATTAGCATGCGCTTCGGGTAGCTCTGCCACGGCCCTTGCTTGCCCCATAGACTGGCTTTCTCAGCGTCGGCTTTGCTAAATGTGACGGTATGCTTGCTGGCGTCGTTCTTGCGCCACACGGTGCAAGTCGCTGTCATCGTGCCTTCATCAAAAGACTCTTCATGGCCACCAAACGCAGAATGGCTTTGTACCAAGGCGAGCAGGGCATCGCCGTAGATAGCGGGCTTGCCGTTAATCACCGCAATGTTTTGCAGCGCCTGAATAGGGTTAAGGCCAATCTCAGACCCCATCATCATGGCGACCAGCGTATCTTGCGGCTTGCCTTGATAGTGCTTCGGCACCATCTGGCTGGCAGACAACATATTGGCCATTTCAAACGCTTCGTTAAGCGTTGACGGTTGCAGCGCAAAGCCAGCGCTGTTGCTTCGAGTAATATTGCTCATATAAACTCCTTGATGATTTACTTCGTAGTTGTGAATCCGGCCCCGCCACCAGCCCACCTGGTAACGGGGCTTTTTCATGCGTCGATGTTTTCTTCGATAAGGCTCTCTATCACCTCGATACGCTTATCTCGAATACGCTTTGCCAGTGCTAACAACTCGGCGTCATCCTTTGCTGTGATTAACTTATCCAGCACACCGGGCAACTCTTCGAGAAGCTGATCGTCAACATGGCCAATGTCATGCAAGCCGGGCAGATTGCCGTCATTCAGATACTCGTTAAACGCGCGAATGGTGGCTTGCTCAAACTCGGCGCGCTCTACGCTATCATCCGGCGGGTCAAGCGGTAGGTCTGGCACTCTCATGTTCATGCAGCCACCTCGCCACGGTTGCTGGCGACAAACTCCATCAATTCCACATACTGATCGGCCAGCGTGTGCCGGTGCGCTTCATGCTGCTCATAGTCGGGCACAGTGTCATCGCCACCGCGCATCCGTGTCAGCGACCTGAAAAGCTGGTTGCTGTGGTCGTCGTGGGCGCTGACGTGCGACCAGTAATCGCCGTTTTCCCAGCACGTCACCTCGTGCCGTATTGATAAGCTTGTTTGCTGGCTACCGGATAGCGCCATGCGCTGTATTCCTGATAGCAGCTCTAATTGGTATCCGTTCATGTCATGCGCTCCATAGCTGTAGCAGTGGATTGGCGGCACCGGCACGGCGGATTGCATACGCCTCCATGCGGGCGGCGTTGGCTCGGTCGTTAGCGCTACTCATGTCGGGCCGGAATGGGCGGCTGGCCAGCTTGGGTCGCTCCGTTACCTGTTTACCGTTGGCGCGCTGCTGTGCGCGCAACTCAATGTGACTCGGGTTCATTGCGTTTCACCTTGTGGATCAGTTCAAAAGGAAAGCCGCGACGCTTAGCGGCTCGCTTAGCATTTTTGCGGCTGGAAAAAACGCCCAGATCAACTCGGGGCGTCACGGTGTTCAGACGGGGTTCGCGAAGGATAAAGCCGGTTTTCATGTCTGCCAGACCTCTCTCAATTCACGCTTCATCCGCATGTCAGCGATACGGTTATCAATATCGCGACGACGGGAATAACGTGATGACGCTTTCCGGTCGTTGCGGTTATTAAGCTCGCCTTTACTCAATGCTCTGGTAGGTAGTTGCATAAAGCCTCCTGTGTAGTGCGTGCCGCCTCGCGCTACCGCAGCGCCAACCGCAGATAGTGATAGAAAGGTGAAGCGGCACGGGCATGAGCGCTCGGTGAACGGCCATGCCAGTTGTCAGCTAATCGTTTACAGCTGGTTATGCGCTCAAATGGGCGGTTATGAGCGGTTATGCGCTTGCATAAAAAAGCCCGCTGGGTGCGGGCTTGTCTACTACTGCTCGTGTAGCCGTTGCTGTAACAGATACCCCTCCATTTCCCACACTTTGCTCCGAGCGTTATCTCGTGAAATACGCTGCCCAATTTCTTCGTCAAAGTTGGCTTTGCTGACGGTTGCAGCCTCACCGCGAACAGTGAAACCGTTGCGCAGCGTAAGCTCGCACACCATTACCTTGCCGCTGGGCAGGGTGGTGAAAGTCTCGCCAACGATGACGTCTTCAATGTCGTCAGGCGTTAACCGTGGCGCTGTCAGCCCTTTAGCCTGAATCTCTTGCTCAATCTGTTTGTCGTTACTCACGGTTTTCTCCATAAAAAAGCCCGACGGTGCCGGGCAAGGGAGGGTAGGCGATACCCGTTGCGTCGATGCGGCCCCAGCTAAGGTAGCCGCATCCAGATACCCTCTGGCGCTTCCCCGCAGCCCATGGCATGAAGATGCAGGGCAGAAGGTATCGGGATGCAGTCACGACCATTTCGTTAGCTTCAACAAAATGGTAGGTGATGCAGCGAGCCAGTCGTGATTCCCGTCGAAAGGATTAGTGGTGGCCCGCCGCATCGGTGTAACGCTCTGTTAGCTCGCCGCCGAGACTGCTCAACAGCCAAAGCGCTACCCGATGCCCGCTCTATTCTCAGCCGAACGGGCAGGCTATTAACCGCACTGCGCAGCGGATCGCGATGGCCAGCGTTATCTCTCCACTTGGCTGGCGTTGGATACCCAGCCCGCGACGTGGCGGTTCTACCCGTTGGATCAGGGGCTGGGAGATATATTTTTAATGAGCTTGCTGTTAACCGGTCAGCATCCGGCGGGCGTCTTGCCCTGTGTTGCGTCCTGATGTGCTAAGTATCACGTAATGTGTTTAATACGTCAACACGTAATGTGCTTTTTTAAGCACAAAAAAAGCCCGCACTTAGGCGGGCTGTGTTAACACTCCGATTTTCTTAGATTTCTTGGCCTGCAAAAATCACCACTGATTCTACCCTGCACCCTTTTGCCGATTGGTAGCGCGTTGGCCACTCCGGGTTCAGTGCTTTCAAGTAATGATCTCCGCCATCTTCTGTTAGTAGTTTGAATGTAGCCGTTGTGTCCTCGTCACACATTGCAATGACGAGCTTACCAGGCATCGCTGGTACATCGGGATCACAGTAGAGCAGCGTGCCGGGCGGAAACCTTGGCATCATTGACTCACCATTAACCCTCAAGCAGTACGTGTTAGGCCCGCAGGCTACTGGACACGGCCAGTGCTTCGCTTCACTCATATCTAGCGACACAGTCCCCACCTCCGTCATCCGTCCAGCCTGAATCCAACTGATCTCAGGGACGTATCGCATGATGTCCGGCCCTGGAACCAGCTCCGCATCATCATCACCCAATAAAAGCCATCTAGGCGACTTCGAGAGTGCCTTCGCTATTTTTTCAATATCAGCCCTTTTGGGTTCTCTAACGTCACGCTCGTAATTACCTATACGACCTTGGGACTCCCACCCGCATCGCCGCGCTAAATCTTCTTGACTCATGCGCAGACCAACACGGGCTTCCTTAATTCTTTTACCTACTGAATTGCCCATGTGCTATCTCCGTTGGTGGTCATATCAGAATAATCACAAAGCGTGATTCACAGTATAGACGAATCGTGTTGTTTTTAATCACGGATAGTGTTATCTTTACGAAACACCAACACAGGTAAGCAAGATGGACTTGAAAGCATTGAGGAAAAAAGCCGGACTTTCTCAGGCTGCGTTGGCGAAAGAGCTAGGTGTAGGCCAGTCGGCGGTTGCCAATTATGAATGCGGACTGAGAAGCCTATCGCTGGAGCAGGCGAGCCGGATTGTTCAGGTTCTGAGAGATCACAAAGTGGTCGTCAGTTTTGACGAAGTGTTTAAGAAAGAAAGCGCGTAACAGGTAACAGGAGTGGCGACCCAATCGCCCTTGCTCGGTTTATCGGTGGAAACGCACGTTCGGCCAGCAAGTATCGCCGCAGAAGTTGTGGTCCCGCATGCGGCAGGAGGGGGAGGCACAGTGTGATCGCTAAGACCGGTTCTCTGTGTTGCGCAGCTCCAATGGGATGGTCTCTATACCGGGCCAACTGCGCAAGCTACAGCAGGTAAGTGACTGTAGCCGTTACCGCCGATTAACAGGCGCTCTAACGACCATTGCGGAATGCCCGGCTGGGTAAGGGGAGATTGCACCCAAACCAGCCTTTTCCAGGGCAGTGATGGAGCTAAGAACATAGATACCTAGGTAACTAGGTAACTACATGCACAGAGCGCAGGCGCGAGACCCAAACCAAACGAGGCACGAAATGGCACACAGCACAAAAAAACTCAAACGGATGATCGATCGGCAAAAAGAGCGAATTGATCAAGCAACCATCGCTCTGGAACAGGCAAGGGAGGCAGGCGACGTGAAAGAGGCTTCAAAGCTCGTTAACAGCCTTCGTTCTCACCGAGCGAACATCCAGCGCTGGCAAAAAACTATCAACCGGCGCGAAGACCCGTCTCTGTCAGCCATTGAGCGTAGCGCAAAGCCAGCGAGCCATTGGCGAAACACGAATCACAGCAAAGCCGAAAAACGAGCATCACGCTCGGATAGAGAGAGGGCATGGAAACTGAAAGATGCTCAGCGCAAGCACGACATTATCCGTAGTTCGCGCGCAAAGCAGCAGGAGTACCAGAGGTCGGTGGGGATTCCGTCTCTAGATTGGTCTGGCACAAGCCGGGCCTAAACGAAAGAAGCCCGCTCA